ACGCTGGTGGCATTCGCCATCGTGTAATCAGAAGGACTGGCGCCCATTATCCCGGCATATTGAGTCGTGCCGTTTCCGCTGATTATTCCCACGTCTTCAAATCTACCCGCGGCTTCCTGGAATATCTGGGAAAGCATGGCAGGGAGGTTGACGGCGCTGTCGTCCAGGAGCTCTCGAGTAACTTTGACCAATCCACCTGACTTCTCAAGTGAAAATGCAATCTGCGAGGTCACGGGAGTCTGGTCAGAATAAGAAGCCTCTTCTGCGATCGCCGCCCAAGTTGCTGATGCTATGGAAGGAATATATCCATCCTTACTCGCAACCCGAATAACGTTGCAGTACGGGCGTAATCGTCCACCCGGGACTCCGGGGTCATGCACAACCTGGTTAATGAATTCCTCCGGCACGAAGAAGCCACCCTCGGCATCTGTGTCCTCTTGCATTGCTTTCTGCTCATCAGGAGTTGCGCTCATCTGGAAGGCAACTTCGGATGGTGCTTTCATCCACTTGAGCCAGGTATCTTTTTGGAATCGAGCATGGTCTTTAATATTTTCTCCGCACTGTTCTTGCACCCAGATCGGTTGTGACATCGCCGGTAGACCCTTGATCCATGTTTGAGGCTTGTAATCAGCCTTGGTATTCCGGGTTGTATCATCGGCGTTGTACTTCATCGCGTCTTTTGATGCGACTGGAACCGTGTTCATGGGGCGATTGAAGTCTCCCGAGAGAGCCTTCAGCTTTGCTTGTGCCTCATCAATCCCGTCTGCGGTTTCCATCTTGATCTGTGCATCGAGAATAATCTTCTCGAATTGTCCGACATCGCCATTGTCTAGCGACGCTTGCGCTGATTTTAAGAGGGCGCCTGCCTCTTCTCTCATCTGTTTCGTACCCAAAACTAATCCTCCTGGACTGCTTGTCTGTTTTCTAATATCGTTTCAAGAAGTGCAAGTTGCCTCCGGGCATTTGCAAACAATTCAGATTCGGCGGCGTCAGCATCGAAGACTTCGTCAACGTCTGATTCGGCGTTGTCGTTATCTTCAACATTGGCAGGCTCCGCGGTCTCATCGTCTGCTTCTGTCGGAGTTTCTTCTTCATCATTCAAGAGGGCGACCGCCAAAGCGGTAGCCTCGTCCTCGCTTAAATCCTCGACAAGCTCTTTCCAGTTTGCCGTCTCAATACTTCGCACCCGGGACCAGACCCGGGAGGTGCTTAATAGCTCAGGGGCTTCTTTCCCTGCGTCTTTTATGTGTTTTTCCAGGTGCTTATAAACCTGTTCCCTGTCAGCTTTGGGAATATTCGCTCCGCCGCGCCCGCCGTTCAGAACGCCGATCGCCCCGGAACATGCCCGGATATTTGCCGCGCCTACCACTCCATCTTTAACGTGGTGGTGGATAAATTTATATGATCCTTTTGCGTCCGGCTTCCCTGCTGGATCCACCCAGGCATACGCTTCTCGGAGACTTTCACCCCCGGATAGCCCTGCGCGATTCTCGACCCCGCTCCACGGTCCTGATGTTGTTTCGGTAGAGTGTCGGGAAATAGGTTTGTTTGCTTTATCGGCTTTCGCTGAGATCGTGGCTGTATCAGGTGATGCCCCCCGGACTACTCCGGACGTTTCCACCCAGTCCAGTTCTGTGATTCTCCGAAGACTGGTACTGCCTCGACCTTCCTGGGTTACGCCGGAATCTGGAAGATTAAAGCCGACTGAATATTCCTTGATAAACTCCCCGGAGATATTCGAGAACGCATCCCGACCCGCCTGGGTGTTCATGTTCATCTTTATGGTTGCCCCGAGTCGCCATACATCATCCGAAATCTGTATCGGCTTCGCATCAATAACCTTGCCGACTAATTGCCCGTGATCGTGACCCATGAGGAATGGAATCGGAAGGTTATTCCTGATGGAATTATCAAAAGCCGTCGGCTCGATAACATCCCCGTCCTTGTCCTTCGTTCCCATCGTATTAACAAATGCCTCGATGACGCCTTCCGCGTCATCAATGACTTTGATTTCAGCTTCTTCAGTCTTGTGAATCATGCTACTACCTCATCAGGTTTGTAATTTCTCGGCATCGGTTCCCAGTTCAATGTCCCATTAGGATGGTCAACAATCAGGGCGGCATCATCTGCCCGGTAAATCTGTCCGTGTCGTTCGGCACAGGTTCGACCATAAGGATCGCCGTCCGGAACGTAGTTATCATCAGGGTCTCCGTCCACGTCATCAGCCCTCATATACTCGAAACCCTGTTCCTTGTAATGAGAAATTGAAGACAGGTTTTGCGTTCGCATAATCTCTGTCCGGGCAATAAGACGCGACCGTTTAATTGTTTCATTCGCGAGGCTCTTGATCCCCGGAAACTTATCCGCCGGAACTCCCCGGGCTAATTGCTCAATCGAATATCCCCTCTCGAGGGCAACTCCGACAACTTTCTGGAATGCTTTGTTGGTTGTATTGTGAATTATCTTCGCCCTGGCGGATGCCCCGCTTGTTATTGCGGCAACTGACGGAAGTTTTTCAGACCATTCAAGGACTCCAGCCACGCCCGAGTTATTTATTTGTCCATATGTCGACTTGGTAGTGCGTATGAAATTCCGATATAGGATCTCCGCCAGGTTGTTTTCCGCGTCATCAGGCAAAAGATTCGAGAATGAGACAGGAAAGTCTTTTGTTTCCTCGGCGTTCCTTTCCAGGTATCTTCCAACAATCCCGTCAACACGGCTTTTAATCCGTTTAAAATATCGCTCGACATCAGACTCAAGCTGGTCCGTCAGATCTTCCCGATCCTTCAGAAGCGCCCGGCGTAATATCGCAGCCCTGGGAGCAACCCGGGGAGCCTTAGATACGCCCAGTATTGCTGATTCCTCGGCATCCACCGGAGCGGGTAACTGAGGAGGAGGAGGAGGCAATGCCTCCATATCTGAGGTCTCAATGATATTGCTGGGGACCCTGCGAAGATCCCCGTCATCTATCGCGTCAACTCCTACGAGTTCCCGCGCTTCGTTGAGGGTTATGATCCCGGCACCAAACAGGCTCGCCGCCCTGGCACTCTGAGAATCTGAATCATCAAGGAACGCCCTCATCTCTGCCATGTCAGCGCGAACTGAACCGCTGTCGGGAAATTCATATTCCAGACAGTAGTTCAGAAACCTTAATAATCTTTTTATTAACGGCTCCAGGGTCTCCGAATGGAAGCTGAAACGCGCTTCCCGATAGTTCGCAAAGGTAGACCTTGCCAGACCCACATTCGCCGAGATCAGAATCGGGGGAACACCGAACACGGCGCAGATCCTCGACTCGGTCATATAGTGCATTTCTGTCAGAGCCATATCCTTGGGGGATGTTGCCATCTGTTGATATTCAGCATCGTCGTCCAGGACAGCGACCTTGTGCATGTTATTGGTTCCGCCAAAGGTTGAACGCCATCTCGACCTGATCCTGTCCGCTTCGTCCTGGGAGGTTAGCCGGCGCTTGATCTTCAATAACCCGGAAGGAACCCCGGCGTTCTGGAAAAACATTTTGGCAAAATCGCCCATGTTCAAATCAAGGTTTACAGTCCTTGCCAGAATATGGAGCGGGGATAGCCCGTAAACATCCCCGGAAGGATTCGGAAGCGAAAGATGCGAAATATCTTCATTCGCTAACGGGTATTCATTACCGTCTATTTCATAAACATAGCTGTTCTGCCCCCGATCTTCCGGCTTGACTGAAACCCGATCCGGACGCAAAAGCCATAATTTGATAACCTGGTTAGTCCTATCCCGTTCTTTCAGGATATAAACATTTCCGGAAACCTGGAGAAATGTCACTATTCTCTCGATGAATTGATAAAAATCATCGTTCTGGTTCGGTTGTTTTATGATTGCGGCGAGGGGGCTATCTTCGATTTCCTCAATTCCCCCGTCCGGTCCGTCAATCCCGACGTAATACCGGGGGGAGGCGGCACCATCAGCAAGCTCCCGGATACAGGCATAGACGATTTCATTCTTGCCATATCCCTGGGATGCGAAATTTTCGTAGTTATCTGTTGGATACTGGACCTGTGAAAGATCATTGACGAGCGGAACCGATGCGGCAATTTCCGCGTCAGTTGCTTTTGTGAACATGTTCCAGATCGCCATATTCCCCCAAAGCCTTTCGGGTACATGGCGAGACCACATTAGAGGGATAAATCAGTAAAAAACTTCTGATGGGAGTTTTTCAGACCGTAGGTCATATGTCCTTATTACGAGTAGTTGATATCTGACCTATCCCTACTATTTAAAATACAGATTTTTGTAAAGCTCGTCAATCAGATCGGATACCACAGACGGAGATATTTTGCCATGACAACATCAATGCCCACTCATATATGTATCGCCCTAGTCTACTCGGTACATCCGGACAGTACGGGAAACACGATAATTACACCTTTCACAATACTGGGGGGCGAATGATCCCCCTGGCGCCATATACTTTCGCATTAACGGCTCCTGGCACATAGCACACAGATGGCATGAACATTGACACTCGGATGACGAACATTCCATTGCTTGTCTGTGTTCTATCTTCTCCGCACCCGGCTCATAGGTCATGTTCGTTTCTTCTCGCAGTCAGAAGTTTTTTCTTTCGATCCTCATACCGCCAGTCGGGAGATTTCGGATGGCTCTTATGTGTCGATATTTTTTTTCCCCGTACGCAAACGGTGCGATTGCAATCCGGGCATGTGGTCATTACCAGGTCAACCTTTCGGGAATTGTCGCCCACAGGGGCTACCGTAACCGTCGGATGTTGCGGGAGTTTACCAGAACCCGAGCAAGTCTCGCTGGTGTACCAGCGAGGAGAATACTCATCTTTCTTTTTATATCGACTATCTATATGAATGATCGGATTGAGCGGATTTAATTTGTTATATTTCTCGATTATCTGGCTGACCCTCGAACCGCTCAGATTACAAAGGTCCCCAATTCTCGCAAATGAGTATTCGGGATGGTCCTCACATAATTGTTTAATTTTCAGAAACCGGTTCTGAAATTTCACACGTTCATCTGCATAACGTCCTTTATATTCCGGAAAGTTAATCCCATCACCCTTTTCACATTCCGGCAGTCCGCAATACTTTTTCCCTTTAACGGAAGGGTCATCATAAACCGCACGACCGCATCCCCCGGGACAGGATCGGTGCATGAATTTCAATGCGTCATCCAGCTTGGACGCCGTAGCCTCTGCCGTCTCCTCCATTACAAAGTAACGTTTGATCGCTGTTATGGCGACCAGCATCTCGTGAGGGGTCAGGTCAATCTGCATTATCGACCTCATTCTTTGTTCCGCACCTGTTGCAGACGATCACGGTTCCCTTCCCTGCCTTCTCAGCCAGGAGCTTCCCGCAATCCGAACAGCGCAGTTCTTTTGTTTCTATTGTTTGTGACATTCGCACTCGCACACTGGAACGGATTGGCAGTCTTTATGATAACCAGCCGCACATAATATGTTCCGTATTATTAGCTTTTTTTTCTTTACCAAACTCCCACCCCTGCGACGTTACTCCTGGCATGGACAGCAAGACCCAGAGCCATGACACAGTCGTCATGTAGTCCCCCGGGTGCCGAATACCTCACGCCTGTCCTGGTGTACTCGTAGGAAAACGCGTCAAGTTCCGTAACGATCGGACCATCCGGGTAATATATATCCTGAGTCTGGATTGCCAGAGCCAGACCTTCCATCAGTTTCTGCTTGGAGGATGATGAGAAATTGAATCCCATAACATTCGGAAGTTCCCGCTGTAATCTCTCAACGATAGGATCTCCGACCCCGGTAGAGTCGACCAGCGCGGGGGTATATCCAATACTTGTCGCAAGACGTCGGCAGGTTTCTTCCCAGGGCTCCTGAAATCGATCAAATGACGCAACACACCCCTCTGCATCCAGTCCGATTGAGACCGTATAGTCCACACTTTTGGCAAGGTCGACGCCGAACAATACTGCCGGCTGATGGGAAAGCGGGGCAATGCAATCTCTAATCGCTGTTGCTCCGAACGGATTTCCCCCGTCGTCACTGGGTTCAGCAAGGTATAACTCCTTGAATACGCTCTCGGGAAGCATGGAGCGAGCCTGTTCGATCTCGCTGGTCTCGATCACCCCGGCATCAGCGGCATCAAATGCTGTCAGCTTTGCGTAATGCCAGCCCCGTTCCCCGCTCTCCGCCCGGCGCGCCAGGATATAAGCCCAGTTCTTGCGTCCCTTCACATTCCCTATAATCCGGATCGGTCCCCGGGTGGCGGTCATGGTTGAACGCACGGCATGCCAGGCTTCTTCTCTTAACCTTGAAGCCTCATCAATCACACAGGCAAATACATCTTCGCCATAAAGGTTGTCTGGTTTCTCCCCGGATTTAAAAGCCACGGTCGAACCGTTGACAAGCCGGATAGTCAACTCGGATTCGTTCGCCTGATATAGGTCTTGTGAGAGACCTCTGCGAAGGCGCCGAAATGCGATCCTTGCCTGTGGGTAGACCGGGGCAACCCACCAGTAGGATTGTCCCGGGCGTCCCCGGATAGCCTGCTCGATAATCCAACTCAGGCAGGCGACAGTCTTCCCGGACTTGGTCGCTCCCTCGATGACCGCGTACCGTTTAGGACTGAAGATCGCCCGCTCCTGCTTGGAGTACAGGTTCGGGCGTTGATATCGGATTGGTGTCTGTTGCATTTGCGTTCTCTATTACAAAGGTTACAGGGGTATCGTTTACATTAAAGGAATTCTGCTGGATCTGGATCATGGATTTATCAGGAATAACTCCATTGATCTGGCTTATCTTGTCCATTATTTTAAGCACAATACTGGTCGCTTCAGGATCATTGTTCAATGCCCGGTTGTACCAGCGCAAAAGAAGCTGGTTATATCTTTCCATCTGCATTGCCCGGACCGTATCGGCATGCCCGACATGCTCCCTGGCAAGTTCCCCCAGGGATCGCTGTACATCTTTCTGGATCTGGGCAACTGACACGCTTTCCTGTTCTGCGATCTGACGCACGGATGCCCCGGCAACTTTTGCCTGGAGGACTCTCATCCTGCGCTGTGTTCGGGCAATCGCTTCACCGTTCTGTTTAGGCATCGTTTAAAATCCCTGCGAGATGTTTCCCGACAGCTTCCGCCATCAGGGGCGGGACGCTGTTCCCTATATATTTATATTTCTCAATGCGGAAATCTTCAGGAAAGCTTTGCAGGGCTTTGGCTTCCTCGATGTTGATATATCGAATCTCTACTCCGTCTGTAATGGTCGGAGGTCTTATCGCCGCAAGGGTCCCGCTTGGCTTGTCGAGAGTCTTCCCATCACGTTCTGCGTTCTGAGGGAAACTAAAAGATCCTGCAAGTAATGGCGGTCTGGTAGCAACGAGGGTCTTTGCCGGCTCGTTGATGTTCACCCACTTGGACTGTTTTTCAAAAACGGATTTTTTAATTGCTCTCACTGTAGGGAATTCCTTTGCGGATTGCTCCTGTCCCTTTCCCCAGATGTGCGTCTGGCTGACAACAATATGGTCGCCTAATGCCTGGCGGACTGATACAGGACGACGCAAAACAGGTTTTGGATGGGATGGCTTAAAGGGCAGATCCTCCCTGATACCGACCCAGATCAACCGGGCGCGAGACTGAGGAACACCATACCACCATGCGTTGAGTTCCCGACATGCAACCCTGTAGCCAGAATCCTTCAGGGCTTTCGTCATCTCGGCGAACATCAGCTTCATCTTGCCTTTCCTGAGACCTGACACATTTTCCATAATAAAAGCGCGGGGCATATATCCTTTCAAGATCCTGACATACTCCCGAAATAATTGATTCCGGTCGTCCGTGTAATGACGCGATCCGGCGGTACTGAATCCCTGGCATGGAGGAGAACCATCCAGGACATCGAGTTCACCCGGGGAAACCCCGGACAGTTTAATTGCGTCATCTATCGAGAGATCTCCGATATCCCCTTCATAGACCGGCGTTCCGGGGAAGTTGTCCCGGTATGTTTCCGCAGCGCCTTTATCCCATTCAACAGAGAGCCGGATATCGTACCCGGCAGATTTATACCCGAGAGACGATCCGCCACAACCCGCAAACAGGCTGATCAGGTTCAATCCGTTGGATGGTTCATTCGCTAACTTTATGGTGTTCATGTCCACACTCGCATACACATAATTGAATACCGTCTGCAATTCCTTCGTCTAACTGGTCTCCCCAGTCCGGGAAATTCTCGAGCCCCTGGATATCGTTATCCCCAAGCGCCCGGAGCAATTCGTTCACCGCGTCACTCTCCGCCTCAACAGATGCCAACAGTTGCGTCAGTAATCCTTCATCCCTCCCTGCCATGGACGCCAGGGGGTCGAGAGTCGCAAGCATCAGGTCAGCTTCCTGATCATTGATATCAAGTATCAAAACGGGAACTTCAGAATCCGGCATAGCCTCAGCCCTTAGGTGCCCGTCTACCAGCATTAACCCGTCCGGGGTTTCCCGGGCAATTAAAGCGTCAGCCCAACCAATTTCAGCCAACACGCCTTTCAGCGCATCCTGCTGGGCTATAGGGTGAGTCCTCCAATTCTTGGGGTTTGGTAATAATTCCGATGCCGGAACCCGACGCAATTCTTTAATCCTGTCTCGCACTTGCATAATGCCTCCAGTATATATTTAGAACAATTGTTTCAACCATAACTTAAACGGGGAAGCAGATCCCCCGGGTCGGTAGTCGGATATCCCGACGCCTCGAGACTTTTCGCGTCAGATATTAGAGGAAGGAATTGCTCGACAAAGATTCCAATATAATCCTCCATTGATAATCCCCGGGATTCAGCGGCACAGACCGCACAATTCAAAGCATTTAGATACCCGGTAAACGCCCCCTCGATTGCTTCAAGTTCCCAGGGAGTACCCTTAACATTGACGCAAATTGTAAATGCGGGATGGATCCCGCAATGGGATGATGTGATTACCATTGTCTTACTTTTCTCATGATCACCCTCTTTATGTTTACTGATTTAATGACAGCGATTCAGGTAATATATTTTCCTTCCCGGAAGTAGGTTGCAGATTTACGGGTCAGCGAGATATCAGCAACCGCAATGCGTTTGCCCTGTGGTCCCTTGCGCTTCCTTTTCACTTCTTCGAAACCGTTCCGGAAATACTGAACTTCCTGGCACTTGGTACATACTCCCTCAGAGTAAGGACCATTAGGGGTCGCAACCATCCAGTGGTGTTTACAATTCGGCATCATCAATCCTACTGATCGTCACGACAATAGCCCTCTCCGCCTGTTTTGCAACCTTTTCTTCTGACATGGTATACGAACGTATATACCGCGGTGAATCATCCTCTATGATCCCGACATGGGTGAACGCGTCAACGATCGGCGCCGCCCCGGATGCGAGCCCTTCCCAGTCCAGGGGAATGTTCGACCATTTCTGGTGGACATGGATTTTCGCCTGTGTCCACGGAACCGAGTCCGGGGATTCCTCCTGGAGCGCGTAACGAATCAGGAAGATAGAATCTTCAATCAGTTTCTTTGTATCTTTCTGCTGGGTAGACCAATGAGACCGCCGCCTTCCGTTTTTGGTTAAGGAACCCGGGACTCCTGACAGTTCAATTGAAATTGTTTTCATGTTGGAAGTGTACCAGATCGCACATTATGCATAACGCATTATGACCATTACATTAAGAAGACCCCAAAACCCCCTAAAGGGGTTTTTGGGTCTTAATATAAAAAGTATTGAAATATTCCGCCTTCAAATCGCTAAAATCCCGAAATATCCCTATATTGCTGATATTCGTTAGAAAATAGCTAAAAATAGGGTTTAAAACTGCGTCATTTGCGTGCGTATTATTATATTATTCACATGTCGGAACAATAAACCGCTAACCGACAGAACAGTCTGAAAGACCTAAATGGCGCCGCTGTTGCGGAAGGGACGGACTCAAAACCATCGAAAAGGCTCCCTTAACTGGGAGTCATCAAGGGAACCGGCTCATGTACAGCAAACCGGTTCTTGAGGTCTGGGGAAACTTTAAGAACCATCCCCACTGATGAGAGCGGGACAGTAACCCGCCGAAACCAAAACAAAAGGGAGATTCAAAATGACAAACGAAATAAGAACAATAGAAGCCCAGGAATCCGAAGATGGACAGGTTCACCATATGGGACGATGTTTTTCAATAATGCACGAAACAATGGAGAATGACATTACAGAGGTAGTTAAAAATCGATGGGGTCAATTCATCTGCATCACCTGCAAAAAAGACGGACGAAACGGCTAGGTAAGCAAACAGAAAAGACCTTTCCCTCTGATGAGTCCGCGAAGGACGAAACGCTCGCAAGAGCGTCAGGGATACCAGAAATAAGCCTTTAGGAGGGCAAGGAACATGGGAACAGTATTTAACCCCAACAGAACATTCGGAGTCGAGATCGAAACCACCACGAGAAGCAGTGCGTCGACCCTGGCGGATGCGATCAATCAGGAATTCAACAATCGCGGAATTTCCGCTCAATGTCAGGTCGGAGAGAACAACGGTCGT